GATGGATTCAGTTAAAACATCTGCTCCTATAGAAAATGCAGACGACATGAAGAAATTCATGTCGATTGTTACAGAAGGATCAAATCCGCATAAAGTTGCATTGCCTGTACAAATGGCAATGCAACACTATGCTGAGCCAATTGAGAATAAACCCGCAAAGCCATCAATGCTTAAACAGTATATGGCTGAAGCATCTGCAGAACAAGAACAATCTGTTTTTGCTCAAAAAGCAGAACTTAAAAGTTATGCTCAAATGATTGCAGCTAAAGTAATGGAAGATGCAATACCTGGACATAATGCCGGTTTTACTGGTGGTGCTGGCCCAGGTATGCAAAGTTATGAACCAGCTGAGTCTGTAGAAAACGAACAAGATGTTGTAAAGTTAGACATACCACTGTTAATTCGGTTATTAGAATATGCTAGAGAAGACGCACAAACTGATATGGATTTACACGACATTACTGAACGGTTAATTAAATTAAGTTCAACTGGTAATGTATTAAGTATGCACGAATACAATAAAATAGTAGGTAGTAACACACCTACACGTCAAAGGAACAATAATGGATTTTAGACAATTATTAAATAAAATAGACGTGTTATCCGAAGGACTAACCTTATCTACGCTTATTGCTCAAACCTCAGGTTACGAGCAGGATCCTGCTATACGATTTCAAATGGTAGCAAAACTGGCTAGACAAGCTGGGTTTGCAGGATTAGTAGATCCCGCAAGTGGAAAATATATCCCGTCGGACTATAGCGAATTAGGTGACGAAGAAGACGAAATACCAAACGAAGACGAAGTTGAAAAACTTTCAGCAGCTGGATTACTTCCGCAATCGGCACACCTTCCAGAAGCCGGATGGTTTGACAACGACACGGTATATAACGCTGCTAGATCTCATTGGACTGATCAGAGTAAACGGATTTCAGATAAACACAACCTAATAACTACGTTATCAGCTAAAAAAGCCGAATTACAAAAACAAATTATAGACTTTGTTCAAAACTTACAAAATCGAGGTGTAGAAATACCGCCTGAAATTTTGAAAAAAGTTGAAGAAATGAAACGAGGAACACCTAATACTCCTCCATCTCCACCACCTCCAAGCTTAGGATCAGATTCAATGAACAATTTAGCAAAAAATAGAATTACCCCAAATGCGCCAACATTATCAGAAGCAATCATCCTTAGTATGGATGAAGATTTTGACTGGAAAGGTGCTGCAGATTCTGCATCTGATTATGCACAAGCTTTTGGTCGTAACTTTTGGAACGGTGCAACATACGGCGCAGGGCCTGAAACATATGGTGCTGCAAAAAGTTATGCAAACGATACTAAAGCAAAAGATGAAATACAAAATCAACGCAACTTACTTGCAAAAAGTCAAAAAGAACATCCATACTTATCAACCGCAGCAAATCTTGCTGGCGGTATTGCTAGCCCTATTTCAAAATTAGGCGTAGCTAAAAGTCTCGGAGCTGCAGTAGGTATCGGAGCCGGTGCATACGGAGTCGATCAAGCAATGGGTATCGGCGATGAAAAACCTGAAGAGATGACTGCTGATTTTCAAAATTGGTTAAATTCACAAGGTGCAAACTTAGATATATCGGGTCAACCCGATCAAGCAACACTTGATGCAATTGATCAAATTATTTTAGGAGCAAAAAAATGAAACCTACTACAATCGCAGAATCAATGGCTTCATTACGCGCTCGATTAGATGCAATTGAGCAATCTGTTCCTGTACAAGAAAGTTCATCTGTTCTAAAAGAGCATATGAATACCATTCAACACGAACAATTAAACGAAATGCCTAACTTCCTTAGTGGTTTAGGCAAAGGTCTTGCATTAAATAAAAATGCAGTACCAAAAGGAGCTGCATCTAAAATAGTCGATCCAAACTATTCATATAAAGGTCAAGCTATTCCTCAAGGAAAACACTATGCTGATCCTAGTCCTGAACAAATAGCATCATTTGAAAGAGGAAGAAAAACCGGAGTAGGTACCGGAGTAGCTCTTGGAGCTGTTGGAGTAGCCGGACTTACTCATTGGTATGATAAGTATAACGACGAAACTCCTGATCCGATTAATCCAAAAGCTAATCCAAAAATTAAAGCATTGCAAGATCATTTAAATCGTGTATACAAAACTGATCTCGAACTTACTGGAATTTACGATAAGCCGACTAAAGAAGCATATGAAACATATATGAAAAATCACACTGCAGATGCACCTCCGGTTACTCCAGAAACACCTGTCATTGAACCTAAAAAACAAGAAGTAGTTAAAGAACCCGAGAAACAAGAAGTTGATCAGAAACAAACCGGTGAGATAGATCCAAAACTGTTAACTCCGATGCCGACTACACCAGTAACTCCTCCGGTAACTCCTCCGGTAACCCCGCCAACCGCTAACACGCAAACAGGGGCAGGTGCTCAACCATCATCATCACAGATGTCACCGGATGATGTGCAAAAACTTAATAGCATGTTCCAACAAATGCAAGATACACTTCAAAAATTAAACCAATTAGAAAACGGTCAATAATTTTTATACTCTAAAAAGGCAGATTCGTCTGCCTTTTTTCACCTTTACATTACCAAGATAGTTGACACACTGAACTATCGAATATATAATACACACTTACTAAACAACAACGGAGAAACAAATGAGCAGAGCATACGGTCCTGAAGAAAAAGCTAAACTTGAAAAATTAATCAATGAAGGTTCGCTAGTGTTACGCGAAGTTGAAGATTTACAATCTGGTTTGAAAGATACAGTAAAAGCAGTAGCAGAAGAATTACAAATCAAACCTGCAGTTATAAATAAAGCAATTAAAATTGCTCATAAAGGTAACTGGGCAGATCATAATGAAGATTGGGAAGAAGTTGAAGCAATCTTAGATATCACAAAACGCATTTAATACATAACAAAAAAAGAACGGTAGGCAGGCCATAAACTGCAAAATGGTATTTGTGAGCCACAAATCACATAAACTGAGATACAATATGGAAGAATTTAAAATCTGTACGGAATGTATTCGTCCGGAAATATGTTCATCAAGATGCGAATGCACAATTATCGTGCATAGCGCAGAAGAAGTTGCTAAAATACGTGATGAAGAAATATTTATGGAATGGATTAATGCACACGCAACTAATCGTGACATCGGTCGCGATGGTGGTGCAGTATGAGTTATGTAGATGCTTACTTTGATCGCAACAATGACGTTATTAAAATCGTAGAACGAAACGACAAAGGCGATCGAGAATTTAAAGACATTCCTGTTAAACACACTTTATATTATAAAGACCCTAAAGGAAAGTATCAATCAATTTACGGTGATACAGTATCAAAAATTGTTTGTAAAAATACAAAAGAATATCGAAAAGAATTATCAATACACGCTAATATTAAAACATTCGAAGCAGATATTAATCCTATCTTCGCATGCTTATCAGAGAATTACCTTAATCACGACGCACCTAAACTAAATGTTGCGTTTTACGATATCGAGGTTGATTTTGACCCAGAACGTGGATATGCATCACCTGAGGATGCGTTCATGCCCATTACATCTATTGCAGTATACTTACAATGGTTAGAAACACTTATTTGTTTAGCAGTTCCACCTAAGACATTAACTATGGAGCAAGCTACTGAGCAAGTAACAGAGTTTCCTAACACATTTTTATTTGCAACTGAAGCAGAATTGCTAGATACATTCCTTACATTAATCGAAGATGCTGATATTATTAGCGGATGGAACAGTGAAGGATTTGATATTCCGTATACAGTTAATCGTGTAACTAAAGTTTTATCAAAAGATGATACACGTAGATTCTGTTTATTTGATCAATATCCAAAAAGACGTGAATATGAAAAGTATGGTAAACAAGCGGTAACATATGACTTTGTCGGCCGTGTACATTTAGATAGTTTACAACTATATCAAAAGTACACATATGAAGAAAGACATAGTTTTAGACTTGATGCTATTGCAGAATACGAATTAGGTGACCGTAAAACTCAGTACGAAGGTACTCTTGATCAGTTATACAACAATGATTTTAAAACATTTATCGAATATAATAGACAAGATACAATGCTGTTACATAGACTTGATACAAAATTAAAGTTTATTGACTTAGCTAACACATTAGCACATGAAAACACAGTACTTTTACAAACTACTATGGGAGCTGTTGCTGTAACAGAACAAGCTATCATTAATGAATCTCATAATAGAGGATTTGTAGTACCTAATAGGCGTAGAGAAGCACCAATCCAAGCTGCAGGAGCGTATGTTGCGTATCCTAAAGAAGGAATTCACGATTGGATAGGATCACTAGATATTAACTCTCTGTATCCTAGTGCCATTAGAGCACTAAATATGGGTCCAGAGACTATCGTAGGACAACTAAGACCAGTGTCGACTGACGAATATATCAATTTACAGATAGCTAAAGGTAAATCATTTGCTGCTGCATGGGAAGGATTGTTTGGCACACTAGAATATACTTCAGTAATGAATGAAGAAATAGGTACTGATATAATAGTTGATTGGGAAAATGGCGATGTTAATGTACTAAGTGCCGCAGAAGTATACAGATTAGTGTTTGAAAGTAATCAACCGTGGGTATTATCAGCTAATGGGACTATATTTACATATGAAAAAGACGGAGTTATACCCGGATTACTTAAACGATGGTATGCAGAACGTAAAGACATGCAGAAAAAGCTGAAAGAAGCTATTAATGCTGGTAATAAGATCGAAGAAGAATACTGGGATAAAAGACAGTTGGTTAAAAAGATTAACCTAAATAGTCTATACGGTGCTATTCTTAATCCAGGTTGCAGGTTCTTTGATAAGCGTATCGGACAATCAACTACGTTAACTGGTAGACAAATTGCTAAACACATGGCAGCTAAAGTAAATGAGATTATAACCGGCGAATACAATCACACAGGTAAATCTATTATTTACGGTGACACTGACTCTTGTTACTTTTCAGCATACAATACTCTTAAAGCCGATATCGATAAAGGGCAAATACCATGGTCTAAAGAAACGATTGTACAGTTATATGATCAAATCAGTGATCAAGTTAATGGTACGTTCCAACAATTTATGTTAGATGCATTCCATTGTCCTAAAACACGCGGTGAAGTTATCAAAGCAGGTCGTGAGATTGTTGGTACTAAATCATTATTCATTACTAAAAAGCGTTATGCAGTATTAGTGTATGATAAAGAAGGTAAGCGTAAAGACACACATGGTAAAACTGGAGAAATTAAAGCTATGGGATTAGATTTAAAACGTAGTGATACACCAGAGTTTATCCAGGACTTCTTATCTAATGTATTAGAAATGGTATTAGCTGGCGATACTGAACAACATGTACTAGATTATATTACAGAATTTAGGTTATTGTTCAAAGCTAGACCGGGATGGGAAAAAGGTTCACCAAAACGTGCTAACAATATTACAACTTACCTAAATAAAGAAGATAAGCAAGGCAAAGTTAACATGCCAGGTCATGTTAGAGCAAGTTTAAATTGGAACACATTGAAACGTATGTATGACGACAAGTACTCAATGAGTGTTACTGACGGTGCAAAGGTTATTGTATGTAAACTTAAACAAAATCCGTTAGGGTTTACAAGTGTAGCATACCCAGTAGACGAGCTACGATTGCCTCAATGGTTTAAAGACTTACCTTTTGATCACAAAGAAATGGAACAAACAATTATCGATAACAAATTAGAAAACTTAATTGGTATTCTAAACTGGAAATTGATCGAAACAACCGATAAGAACATGTTTAATACATTATTCGAATTTTAATTTAATAAACATTGACAAACAAGAAAAAATACTTTATAATATAAAAACTAGGAGATACACATGAAATCATTTTTACAAGACGTAGTAGCACATACACATACATTAGGCTTTTTACCATTAGTTAAATTAACAACTGATTCTTCTCACGTAGAAATCGATGCACAATCTGAAGATAGATCAGTATTAATGTATGGTGAAACATTATTACCAATTAACGGACTTACAGATGCGTATGTATTTGGTTTACCAAATTTAAATAAATTAGATTTACATCTTAAATGCCCTGAATATAAAAAAGACGCAGTTATTAAATTAAAAACAGAAGACCGTGAAGGTGTAGATACACCAACTGGCTTGCATTTTTCTAATGCAACAGGCGATTACGAAAATGATTATAGATTTATGAATCGCAAAATCATTGACGAAAGAATAAAAAGACCAAAAAATAAAACAGAAGTAAAATACGAATTAGAATTTGTCCCATCAAGTGCAAGTATAACAAAGTTAAAATTCCAAGCTGCTGCACATACAGAAGAAACATTCTTCCAAGCATCTACTGTTAACGGAGATTTAATCTTTACGTTTGGTGATGCAAGCACACATGCAGGGTCGTTTATATTCCAACCAGCTGTAAATGGAACGTTACAACGTACATGGGCATGGTCAATACCACAACTATCAAGTATTTTAAATCTCGATGGAGATATAACTATAAAAGTATCAGATATGGGATTATTGCAAGTTGTTGTTGAAAGCGGATTAGCAATTTATACTTACACATTACCAGCACAAACAAAATAATGATAGATATTAGAAACGCATTAAAATTATTAGACGTTGTTTATGTTAATCAAAATGAAAGTGTTAAGTCATCTCTTGATAAAGTAACAATGTTAGCACAGTTAGATGCGCCTGTATGGACTCCACCTGGACCGTTTGAACAGTTTTATGTTGATTATGAATACATGAAACAACGTGTACAAGGACTTGAATCGAGATTAAGCACACTCGAAGGATATAATAGAGATCCGCATACTAATTATAACTATAATTCTTACGTAGCTACCTATGTTAATTCAAGTTATCAAATTACAGGTATGTCTACAAAAATTACAGCTTTAGAAACTAAATTGCAAGAAGTTACTACACTACTTGCAACCTTAACCCCAGAACAGGAAGAAGATGAATCGGAACTTAACAGCGACGCAGAATGATTACGCAGTGTTCCTACCAGCAACGTCGGGTTTCTACTCGACGTTTATCGGAAAACAACGTTACAGTAATTATGTTGAGCCTTCACGCATACCTGCATCTTTTAAAGCAGGTGTTGAAGGTCTTAATTATTTAGAACCAGAAAAAGGCGAGTTTTATTACAAATGGTGTTTGTATTCAGCTGGACATGCAAACTTAGATTTAACTAAACCTGACGAAAGCGAAGATATGTTCCGTAATAGAGACAGAAGCACTAGCTGGGTGTTAGGCGACTCTGGAGGTTTCCAAATAGGTAAAGGTGTCTGGGAAGGCGAATGGCGAGACCCAACAAGTGCAGCAGTACTAAATAAAATGTCTAAATGCATAGCAAAAGGTATCGAATCTGTTCAAGTTATTGGCAAAGATGGTAATCCTGTTTTTGATAAGAACGGAAATCCTAAAACTACCAAAGTTAATCATGCTAAAGTTTACCAAGCACGGTTAGATGCTGCTCAAAAGAAAAGAGAACAAGTACTAGCATGGATGGACACATTAATGGACTATGGTATGGTTCTTGATATTCCGGCATGGGTTGAACGGAGTCCTGCAGGTAGACTAGCAACCGGTATTAAATCATATGATGATGCTGTAGAAGCAACTGTTTACAATAATGAATACTTTATGAAACATCGTAATGGTAATTGCAAATTCTTAAACGTATTACAAGGCGAGAATCACATTCAAGCTGACGACTGGTATAGTAAGATGAAAGACTTTTGCGATCCTAACGTATACGGGGACAAAGCGTTTAACGGCTGGGCAATGGGTGGTCAAAATATGTGTGATGCGTCATTAGTTATGAGACGAGTAGTTACATTAATGTTTGACGGCCTTTTAGAAGAAGGAAAACAAGATTGGATGCATTTTTTAGGAACTAGTAAATTAGAATGGGCATGTTTTTTAACTGATGTTCAACGTGCAGTTCGTAAATATCATAATCCTAAATTTACTATTAGTTATGATTGCGCTAGTCCATTTTTAGCTACAGCAAATGGACAAGTTTATATTAACACAGAGATTGAAGATAGAAAGAAATGGGTGTATCGAATGGTGCCTAGTGCAGATAATAAAAAGTATTCAACAGATACTAGATTATTTAAAGATGCAGTTTTACAAGACGGTATTTTCGATGTGTTTACACCAAGCCCATTAATCGATCAAGTGCAAATTAAAGACATTTGTATTTACGGAGAAGGAGTTCCTAATTGGGCAGAAGTAAAAAATGCCGGCATTTCTCGTACTAAACTATTTACAGAGCCCGAATACCTAAATGATCCTAAATATTGGATTACGATGGGCGATGTTAACAAAGTTAACAAGATCGGAAAAACAAGTTGGGACAGTTTTAGTTATGCTATATTAATGGGGCACAATGTATGGAGTCATATCAATGCAGTGCAAACCGCAAATACCGCATACGATAATAATATTTTTCCAACAATGCTAGCATCTGAAAAAACTGACACAGTATTAGTTAAAGATGTTATTGACATGATTATATCTCTTAAAAATAGAGCCGATGCACTTGACCTAGTCGAACATTATGATAAACTGTGGATGGCAATACCCGGAACGCGAGGCAATGTAGGTAAGAATATATATAATACATCTGCAATGGTTAATCACCATTTTGATTTCGGTGATAGTGATGACGATACCGACGACGAGTTCTTTACTGAAGAACAGAAACTTAACTTAGCAACTCTAGAAGATAGCATTAAAGATGAAAAGACAGTATAATAATAGTATAACTGCAGATGACGTTGAGTTTTTTGTAGGTAGTGAAATAGAGCACACCCCAGCGCATAAAATGTTAACATTTTTTGTTGTGGGGTTGCACCCATATGCTGATATCAACGATAAATTAAACACACTTAACGAGACAGTAGAACACATATTTTTTGGATCTAACCATAGCTTTAATCCGCAATCAACAAACGAATGGAATAAATGGGAAGATACTATTAGATATTTTTTAGAAACTGGCTACGTATGTTCGTTAGATATTCCAGTAACTGCAATAAATGACTTTAACAATAACTGTAGGTTGAACATTTATAATAATTTTATTCCACAACTTAGAGTTCCAATTTCAAATATTAAACTTTGGAACTATAATACAATGGTTAAAATCGATGATGTTGATTTTAAGGCATCAAACCCAGGTGTATGGACACATAAATTGCATGACTTACAAGATTATAGTAAGTTTACTGCGTGGTATGAATATAAAAAAGATAAGATAATTAAATGACAGAGAATAAAATGATATGGGTTACTTTTGAAAAAGAAGGAATCCATTGTTACCCAGAAGCACTCACTGATCCTAACTTAAATGATGTATCATTTTTAGGACATCCTCATAGACACACGTTTCATTTTAAAGTATGGATCGAAGTTACGCATGACAATAGAGATATCGAGTTTATACAATTTAAAAGATGGTTGACAACATTATATGATGATGCTATACTATCACTAGATAATAAGAGTTGCGAAATGATAAGCAACGATTTATATTGGAATATAGCAAATAAATATTCACACAAAGAAGTGTGGATTGAAGTATCCGAAGATGGTGAAAACGGATCATTTATTAAGTATATGTAGCATGAAACATTATATCTCAAAAGCTATGCTTGAACAACAAATTAGTCGTTTAAGCCAAGAGATAACTGATTACGAAAAACAAAATATGCAATCAGGTAACAGTAAACCTAAGCATATGATACACATTACAAAACTTAGACAACAACTACACGAATTGAAACACACGTTAAATGTTCGTACTAATCAAACTATATTAAAAAACGGAAGAAAATAAAATGGCTAAAAATTACAAAACATTCTCATACTTCGAATCACGTCCAGATGTTGTTAAAATCTTTGAAGATTTAGAAGCATTTCACGATTTTTGCAGAATTGAGTTACGTAAATTTGATCCAGCAGATTTATATCGCAAAGATAGTAAATCATACGGTGCTTACTTAGCTAGTAAACGTCCTCGTAAACCATATCAAGGTAATAAACCTTGGCCAAACGGTGTTAAACCAAAAAATACTTACCAAAAAAAATCTTAACAGCTAACATTATCACTGAAAGCTCCGTACGGAGCTTTCATTCTCTAAGGAACATTTATGAAACCTACTATATGGATATTTCCAATAGAACCACTAGACACAAGATACACAAGACAGTGGCATGATCATATCCCTAAACAATTACGCGCACACATCGAAGACAAATATAATATAGTTCAAATAGACGGTGAACAAAATGCAACAGATGTAACTCCAGGTGCGTTTTTAAACTTCGTCGATACTAATGTATGGAAAAGCTCACAATTAGTCGGATTCTTAAAAAATTATCACCGAACTACTCGCAATGATCATTTTTTATTTACCGATGCGTGGAATCCTACTATTATACAATTAAAATATATTAACGATTTAGAACAATTAAATTGGACATTCCATGGTCTGTGGCATGCTGGTAATTATGACAAGCACGATTTCTTAGGAAAGATTACAGGTGCATGGCCTAAACTTGCAGAAAAAACTATGTATACATCTTACACTCATAATTATTTTGCCACCGAGTTTCATGTAAGAATGTTTTTTGACAATGTAATACAAAGTGGTTATCCAAGTGAAAATCCATGGTATGACGATGACTGGGATGAAGTATATGACGACAAGTCTATTATAAAAACAGGATGGCCTATGGAGTATTTAAAAGATACATTAGAGCCATACAAAAACACAGAAAAACGTGATTTAATTTTGTTTCCGCATCGGATTGCTCCAGAAAAACAAGTTGATATTTTTAGAGCATTAGCTCATCAATTACCGCAATATGATTTTGTTGTATGCCAAGATGAAAAGCTAAGTAAAGACGATTATCATAAATTATTAAGTGAAGCAAAGATTGTGTTTAGTGCAAATTTACAAGAAACACTAGGCATTAGTTGTTACGAAGGCGCACTACTTGGTGCTATACCAATGGTTCCTGATAGATTAAGCTATAAAGAAATGTATATGTATCATTTTAAATATCCGTCAGAATGGACTGCTAGCTTTGAAGATTACGAAGCTCATAGTTACGATTTATGTAATAAAATTATTCATTATATAGAAAACTATGATACTATAGAGCAATATGTGCAAACACAATCAGAATACCTAACAAGAGAGTTTTTTAACGCAGAGAAATTATATGACAATTTTAAATAACAACGATGATACAATTACATTTACCATGGATGGCGATAGCACTATTCCTGCATTTACTACTAGCACATTGTCTTCATATTTAAATCATATGAGCATAACAGGAAATGATGTAGTTTGTGGTTCACACAGTGCAGGTGATACTATTACCCTTAGCAACTATTCATCTGGGTTTTATGTGAATACTCCAAATGGCACTGCACCTACATACACAATCAATGGCAGTAGTATACACAATAGTACATATTCTTATAACGGTACAGGTAGTAGTTGGTATCCATATAACAGTAAACCATTCGAAGATAACTTTCCAGAATGGAATGCATTTAGAAAATTATGTGAAGATTATCCAGGTTTAGAAAAAGCATACGAAAACTTAAAAACAATTTATACTATTGTATATGCAGACAGTTTATTACCAAAGGAAGATAAATGAAAGTAGTAAAGTATAGTTGGGCACAATTAGAAGGTGCAGCCTTAGAAATTGCACGCCAAGTACAAAAAGACAAGTGGAAACCAGATTACATTGTCGGCATTACACGCGGGGGACTTATCCCCGCGAACTTACTTAGTCAGTATCTCGGAGTTAAGATGCTAACACTACACGTTAGCTTACGAGATCATCTAGATGATAACGAACACAACGCATGGATGGCATGTGATGCGTTTGGTGTTACTGATGACGAACTAGCAAGTACCGGCCATGCTAAAAACATTCTAATCGTTGATGATATAAACGATTCCGGATCAACACTTAATTGGATTAAAGAAGATTGGCAATCATTATGTTTACCAAACGACATACGATGGGACCACGACGTGTGGCATAAAAACGTAAGATTTGCTGTAATTTTTGATAATGCTGCAAGCAAAACACACGTTGATTATTGTGCTGAAGAATTTAACAAACGAGACGATCCAATTTGGATTGACTTTCCTTGGGAAAACTACTGGAAGAAATAATGGATCTACATTCAATTGCTAAGAAACACGGTATACGAAGTATAGACGTTGAACAATATTATGCTGCAGGTGATAATTATTCGTTAGATTGGTCAAGATCAAACCTACCAAGCGAACGAGCAAACGTTACGAGGTCTTTAACTGTTAAAATACACGAGAGCGATTTTATAAAGTTAATTGACAAAGCTGAAAAGTGTGATGACTTGAATAAAACATATTATGAAGATATGTATGTTAGAGATTCTAATCCAACTGTAAAAGCAGCATACGAAAAATACCAAATGTTTTTAGAAATAGCAAGATCGGAAGTAAAACAATGACAGACTTAACTAAAGAAGAATTACAAGAAAAAATTGAAAACGTAAAGCGTGATATGGCAAAACATAGAAGTACTGCTGATTCACGTATGATGCAAGGTCTTACTCAATATCTAGAATACTTAGAAGACGAGCTAAAAATGTTAAAAACAATTGACAAAACCTAAATAATGTTATACAATATACACTTACATAAGGAATTAAATAATGAGCTTTAATAAAACAAAAACTGATTCAGAATTAGGTTTAGCAATACACAAACATCTAGTAAGTTTAGGTGTAGAAACACCAGTAACTGAAAAGATATTAACTTCATCGGAAAAAGTAAATATCATTCAAGATAAATTCCATGATATTATGGTAACTTTAGGTTTAGATTTAACAGACGATAGTTTAGCAGATACTCCTAAACGTGTTGCAAAAATGTTTGTAAATGAAATCTTTTGGGGTCTTGATTACGAAGCATTTCCAAAATGCACAACTATTGAAAACAAAATGGGATACAATGAAATTGTTGTCGAACGTAATGTAAACGTACAATCAAATTGTGAACATCATTTTGTAGTAATTGACGGTGTTGCAACAGTTGGTTATATTCCAAATAAAGTAGTACTCGGATTAAGTAAAATCAATCGTGTAGTTGAATACTTTTCTAAACGTCCGCAAGTACAAGAAAGATTAACAGAACAAGTATTTCACGCATTAGAATTTATCTTAGGTACTGATAATATTGCAGTTGTAATTGATGCACAACATTATTGTGTAAAATCTCGCGGCGTTGAAGACACAGGTAGCACTACTATTACTAGTAAATTAGGCGGTGCATTTAAAAACGATCCCACTACTCGTGCAGAATTTATGAGTATTGTAAACAAATAAGGAGATTTATGAAATTAACACCACAAATTCCAGCAGTAGGCATTATGCAAACAAATAACTGGGGTAACAGTAAAATGTACGCAATTAAATGCGCATGCGGTAACGAAGATGATGATATCGAGTTTATGGTAGAAGCTGATGAATTTAATGTTACAGTAACTACCTTTACTACACAAAAAACTGCATATTGGGATAGACCATTTGATATTGCAGAAACTTATAAAATCAAAAATGTATTTTTAAGTACGGTTGCATTTGAATGGTTAACGTTGCTTAACTGTTTGCATCATCGTCTTAAAATGACATGGAATTTGTGGTTTAATGGCTATCTTAAATATCAACAATCAACTATAATGACTGAACAACAAACTTTAAATTATGCAGAAGCATTAGTATCTGCAATTAAGGATTGTCAGCAATTTCGTAAAGAATTACAGGATAAATAATGACACTTAAAGTATCGGAAATATTTTACTCATTACAAGGCGAAGGTCGCTTTATGGGTACTCCTTCAATCTTTTTGCGCACGTTTGGATGCAACTTTAAATGCCAAGGATTTGGCATGCCTAAAGGTGAATTAAGTGTGCAAGCTGAAACTATTGCTAATAATGGCATAAAATATCATACATATGACGAACTACCATTAGTAACTACCGGATGTGACAGTTACGCAAGCTGGCATCCAAAATTTAGACATTTAAGTCCTACATTGTCAATTGACGAAATTGTAGATAAAATGATTAATCTATTACCTAATAAAAGATGGGGTAATGTGCATTTAGTAATAACAGGTGGAGAACCATTGCTACTAGGGTGGCAAAAGATATATCCTGAGTTATTAGCTCATCCTAAACTAGAAGACTTGAAACATATTACGTTTGAAACTAACGGCACTCAAGTAATATCTGAAGAATTAGAAGATTACATCTTTGGAAAAAGACGATATCAAGTAACGTTTTCGATTAGTCCTAAATTAAGTGCAAGTGGAGAATCAAAAGATAGAGCAATATGTCCAGAAATTGTTTCTGAATATCAATTATCTAGTTATGGTTCATATTTAAAATTTGTAGTAGCAACTAAAGATGATGTTGTCGAAGCACTTGAAGCATTAGAATGGTATAGGTCAGCAGGGTTTAAAGGTGATGTATACTTAATGCCAGTTGGAGGTGTTGAAGACGTTTACCATTTAAATAATAAAGCAGTGGCAGAGCTTGCATTAAAATATGGACTAAAATATAGCGATAGAATGCATTTACCGCTATTTGGAAATAACTGGGGAACATAATGTTTGGAAATTTTATAAAAAAAGTATTCGGTGACGAAAACCCGCATACTAAACATCAACAAGACGTGCAATCGGCAATCAAGGCTAAGCAAACAAAAGCAAAGGCAAAACCTAAAGCAAAAGCAAAGCCTAAAGATACGCCAGCACCTAAAGTTGTAGAAGAAAAAGTACCATTAACTGATAAAGAAAAAGCAACACTCCGACATGAACCATGGGTCGATGTGACTGGATTTAAAGTTAATCCCGATAATGTTAGAAATGGTTTTTTTGAAATTGATTGGAATGATTATTGGATTGAAAAATTAAAACAAGAAGGTTACGGATTTGATGGAGACCCAGAAGATGAGATAGTAGGTCGGTGGTATAGAGATATTTGTATAAACGCTGCTGCAGCCGAAGGCATTGATGTATCAGCACAAGATTTTGGATTTCTTAAAGTTAATAGGAAGTAATATGACATTTATATTGGTTGATTTATCTAATCTTTTTTATCGTGCAAGACATTCTGTGCAAGGCACGTCTGATTTAAAATTAGGCATGGCTTTACACATCACGTTTAACAGCGTAAAAAAAGCATGGTACGATTTTAATGGCAATCACGTAATTTTTTGTTTAGAAGGGAGATCATGGCGTAAAGATTTTTATAAACCATATAAAGCAAATCGTGCAGTAACACGAGCAGCAATGACTGTAAAAGAACAAGAAGAAGATAAACTCTTTTGGGAAGCATACGGTGATTTTGCAAACTTTATTACTGAAAAAACTAATTGCACAGTATTGCAACATTCAAAATTAGAAGCAGATGATTTAATTGCTGGATTTATACAATCTCACCCAAACGATACACATGTTATCGTTAGCACAGATACTGACTTCCAGCAATTAATCAGTCCAACTGTTAGTCAGTACAACGGAGTAGCTGATCATCATATTACACACGAAGGGTTCTTTGATGCTAAAGGTAAACCCGTAATTGATAAAAAAACAGGTGAAAATAAAATGCCATTTGATCCAGAATGGATGTTATTTGAAAAATGCATACGAGGTGATACTAGTGATAACGTGTTTTCTGCATACCCTGGTGCAAGAACTAAAGGTACTTCTAAAAAAATAGGGTTAACCGAAGCGTTTGAAGATCGCAACACAAAAGGGTATGCATGGAATAATTTTTTACTACAAAAATGGACTGATCATAACGGTCAAGAACATCGTGTATTAGACGATTATGAACGAAATAGAACACTAATCGACTTAACGCAACAACCGGCAGATATTCGAGAACACATTAACGAAACAATTACTAACAACGCTAAACCTAAAGACATTACACAAGTCGGGTCTCGAATGTTAAAATTTTGTCAATCTTATGAGATGAAACGAATTATGGATAATATCCAGACATTTGCAGAACCTTTCCAAGCAAACTACCCAACAAGATAACATGAAAAAAATTACATTGCAAAAAGAAGAACTGCTTGAAATATTAGCAGTATTGGACAAATTTCCAGAAGTAGAAAAAATTGACGTAGAGTATGACAACAATAATGGAATTGGATACATACTAAAAATTTCATTTCCATACGTAGTAAATGGCATTGCTACTACTCAAACTGTTGAAATTTCAGGTGTAGACCAATGGTAGAAATCGAATTACATGCTAAACCGATTATAGATGGTAAATTTTGGATTGTCGAACAAGATGGTTTAAAAGTTGCCACTTTACATAAAAAAGAAAACAAATATGTATTGAGTAATACTGATGGTGAAATACTTTTTAATAAGAAAGAAGAAATAACTAAGCAGTTTGGTTCTGAGTTCTTTTTAAGTAAACATAACATAAAAGTATCTGCAGTCGAAACAAATGAATGCTACGGGTATCCAACAAGTTGTAAACCGTATAACGCGATTTACGACGTTAGACGGAAGTTACCACTCTTTACTAAAAGTGATCAAAGTAAAAGTTTGTATTGCGCCGGATATTACACTATTAAATTTGAAAAAGGTTGGGTTAAGAGTTTCTGCCCTAAAGTAATTACAATCGAACGCAATGAACATAAAGGTCCATTTAAAACAGAAATTGAAATGAAAATGGTATTAGCAAATGCAAAATCAGATTAACACTACTCCAATTGCACAATTTGCTCAGTTGCTACGTGCGACTGAGCTTGCGCAACAAAAAGAACTTAAACTTTCTATTCAACAAGCTAGACTACTTAATGCCACACTTACTGAATTATTAGATAAAGTTAATCAAAACTATGAAGAATTGCTTAGTAGATTACAGAATACTAGCATTAGTGAATCTAAAGAACAACAAGAACCTACCGAATCTATAACAATACAGTTAGACGGTGGTTATTTTTAAGACTAGTTTTAACGATAAATACACGTAGTTTATAAAGGAGGACTTCATGTCAAGACCAAAGCCGCGTGTATTATTAGAACATATTGATCCGAATACGCTTCAGATAGAACAAATTTTAGAAGCTGATGCAATTTGGGCAGTTATGTACAAAGATGAACCATTTAACTTAAAATCTACTTCAAAACAAATCGGGTCTAAGTACAAAAAATCATCCTTTTCAAATCCAGGCCATGCACATAACTTATCTAGCAGATTAAACAACCTATTTTCTTGTAGTGATTTTACCGTTGTAAAACTAACCAAAGGAGTAATTGTGCGATGATACCTAGAAACGCATTAACAAAAATATTCTTAGATCAATGGGGTAAAAGCTCCGACGACATCAACGTGCAATTATTTTCACGTAAATGGTGGTTTTCCTCACGAGTCGGAAAACAAACTGCATACAGACTATCTGATGATGGGTTAGATTTTTTAACTAACACATTAGAACTCAAATCATACGAAATTCCATTTTCAGATAAAATCGAGTTAAGTCCTCAAACAATCATATTTTTAGAAAGATATTTAGATTGCCCATACTACTTAACACATAGAAGTATTACAGTATTTGCTGAAAGAAAATGTGTAGAACTTTACTTTTTTTCAGATGACATCCGCAGATATGGTCTTTCTAAAGCAATGAAAGACAGACAAAATAACTTGTAAAAAGTTCTTGACGTTTGTAAAAAATACTGTATAATATGCTACATAGTTTGTTAGCAACACAACTTTTTAACACTGCTACTTATTATATTAACTTTCTTTTTTAACTCACAATGAGGAATTACAATATGAGCAACGATATCACTTCACGTACAGTCGGTCCTAAAAATGCTAAAAAATGTTTACGTAAAGCATTTAGCAGCAAACGTCCAATCTTTATTTGGGGTCCTCCAGGTATTGGTAAATCAGATATCATTAAACAATTGGGCAGTGAGTTGAACGCACATGTTATTGACGTTCGCCTAAGTTTATGGGAGCCAACAGATATTAAAGGTATTCCATACTTTGATTCAGTAGATCAAACAATGGTATGGGCTCCGCCTTCAGAACTTCCTAGCAAAGCGTTTGCTGCTCATCACAAAAGCATTATTTTGTTTTTAGACGAGATGAATTCTGCTGCACCTAGCGTTCAAGCAGCTGCTTATCAGCTTATTTTAAATCGCCGCGTTGGTCAGTATGAGTTGCCAGAAAATGTTGTTATCGTTGCTGCTGGTAATAGAGAAACAGACAAAGGTGTTACTTATCGTATGCCTGCTCCACTTGCTAACAGATTTGTACATTTAGAAATGACAGTTGAATGGGATGACTATTTTGACTGGGCTACAGAAAATAACATTCATCCAGACGTAGTTGGTTTTTTAACATCAAGCAAACAAGATTTATACACGTTTGATACTAAATCAAGTTCACGTGCGTTTGCTACTCCGCGTTCATGGAGCTTTGTAAGCGAACTTATTGAAGATAATGACGTAGACAATGACACATTAGCTGATTTAGTTGCTGGGTCAATCGGTGAAGGGCTTGCTATTAAGTTTATGGCACACAGACAATTCTCAAGCAAATTGCCAGATCCACGCGCTGTACTCGATGGTAAAATTACAAAATGTGAAACTAAAGAGATTTCAGCAATGTATTCTTTGACTATTAGTTTATGCTACGAGTTAAAAGAAGCAGCAAGCAAAAAGCTTCCTAACTGGAATGATCAAGTCAACAATTACTTTTTGTTTATGATGAACAATTTTGAAACAGAAATTGCGATCATGGGTACTAAACTTGCATTGTGCCAATACAAACTTCCATTAGAGCCAGACGAAATTGCATGCTTTGATGACTTCCATGCTAAGTATGGCAAATACATTACTGCTGCAAGCGGTCAGTAATATCAAAACAGTTGACACCGCCGCAAGGCGGTGTTATACTTTGCACTTTATAATTATTTAGGAGTAATTCATGGCTTTAGATTCAATTGTTGATAAAATTATCGTAGCTCGCGTAGGCTTACTATTACGCCATCCGTTCTTTGGTAACATGGCTACGCGTTTAAAAATTGTAGATGGTTCCGAATGGTGCCCGACTGCTGCAACTGATGGTCGTCATATCTTTTATAATCGTGAGTTTTTTGAACCGTTAACTGTAAAACAAATTGAATTTGTTATTGGCCATGAGATACTACATAACGTATTCGATCATATGTCACGTAGAGATGGCCGCAATCCTAAGATCTTTAACATTGCATGTGACTATAATGTAAACGGTCAATTAATTCGTGATAAAATCGGTGAAGTTCCACCTGTTATTAAAATCTTCCACGACACTAACTATTACGGCATGGGTTCTGAAGAGATTTATGATAAATTGTTAGAAGACCACGATGAACAGTCACTTGCTCAAATTGGTGAAATGTTAGACGAACACATTGACTGGGAAAGTGCAGGTCAAAATGGTCGTCCTCAGTATACTAAAGAAGAACTAAAAAAGATTCGTGATGAGATTCGCGAAGCTACTATGGCAGCAGCACAAGCAGCAGGTGCTGGCAATACTCCAGCTAGTGTTGCGCGTATGATTAAAGAACTTACTGAACCTAAAATGAACTGGCGTGAAATTTTACGTCAGCAAATTCAAAGTACTATCCGTAATGACTTTTCATTTATGCGCCCTAACAGAAAAGGATGGCATATGAATGCTATTTTGCCAGGTACTAACTATGACGAAACAATTGACATTTGTGTTGCTATTGACATGTCAGGTTCAATCGGCGATGATCAAGCTAGAGATTTCTTAAGTGAGATCAAAGGCATTATGCAAGAGTATCAAGAGTTTACTATTAAATTATGGTGCTTTGATACACAAGTATATAACGAAGCTGACTACAATGCTTACACTATTACGGAGTTTGACGATTACCAACCAAAAGGTGGCGGCGGCACTGACTTTGATGCTAACTGGGAATACATGAAAGAACACGATATTCAACCTAAAAAGTTTATTATGTTTACAGACGGGTACCCATTTGGTAGTTGGGGAGACGAATCATACTGTGATACAGTATTTATTATTCATGGCAATAACACAATCGTTCCACCATGGGGCGAGTTTGCTTACTATGAATTTGCTAAGGAACCTGCATAACAATGGCACTTAAAAATGGAAAACCAAATCCATTAGATTATTTTGGAATGCGGAGAGTAGATTATGCTTGTCCGCATTTTGAATACTTTACAGTTAATCGATATAAACGAGAGCAAATTGCAGCGATTAACGAATGGATTATAAAAAATCTAAACGGTAGATATTACATCGGTAAAGGCATTTCATTAAGTAGTAATAATGAAATCATTTACAACATTACAATTGGATTTGAAGCTGAAAAAGAACTTAGTTTTTTCACAATTGCTTGTCCAAATTTAAATTAAGTATAATTAATTACATAAAACTTTTAAAAGGAGACACTATGACAGATCAAGTAGAACAAACAGAAAACACTGAATCAGCAGAGCAATCAGGTGCTGATCTTACAATTAATGATTTAAATGCATTAAAAACTATCATTGATATTGCTAGTTCAAGAGGCGCATTTAAACCAAATGAAATGGTAGCTGTAGGTCAAACATATACTAAATTAGATACATTTTTAACTACTGTTGCCGAACAAGCAAAAGCTGCCGAACAAGCAAAAGCAGGAGCTTAATATGGCTGACCTTAAACATGTCGGTAGAGTAATTGCTACCGGAAAAAAATGTATTGTTGCATATCGAACACTACCGGGAGAATCAGGAAGTTGTTTAATTATTCCTACTGAAAATTTACCAGATAGTTATCACGATGCGTTAATTAATACTGTTGAAAGTAATGCTGGTCAAACAGCATACGAATTTGCAGAAGCATTAGCTCGTGGGCTATTTCCAGATGGCAGTAACATGTTATCAGCATTACACACTCAAGGTAGATTTGTTAAAGCACCAACTGATCAAATCGAAATGCTACCGAATAATAGCATGTCAATTGTATTATCGGAACTTAATCAAATTATTGCAGAACAACGCGGTACAACTGTTGACGATTTATCACTTAAAACTACACTAGATAAGCAGATTAACGAAGCTGCTAAAACTACTTCTTTAACAGATCCAGTTGCGCAACCAACTAAACCCGAAGTTGATGTATCGTTGTTAACTCCCGAACAACAAGCTAAACACTATCGATCAGAAGCAGATCGCTTATCTAAAGAAGCTGCATCATTACGCAGACAAGCTGAAGAATTAGTTCCAACTGCTAAAAAAACTAAAACAGAAACTGTAGTAGTAGAAGAAGTAACTACAGCTAAAAAGGAAAAAGTTGTTAACACAGATAAAGCCACTTCCTAAGGACGTCGTTGACGTTTGGCCCGAAGTATTCGAAGAGGTAACAATTAAAACGTTACCTCTTCTTTATTTGCATTCAGTAGTTGTTAATTTTAAAGATGATAAAAATTGGGAGATAAAATTAACAGCTAAAATTAAAAAAGAAGGATGGAAAAGTTTTTGGGAAAGTCTAGACGAACTCCTAACTTCTTATAATGATTCAATAGTTACTGTTGATTTTAAAATGGATGCGGCAAAAGTTAAAAAAGATGTAGAAAAATTAACCAAAAAATTTTTAAAGAAAAAGAAATTATGAATATTAAATTAGTATCGTACTCTCAACCAACTGAAGAATTTGCCGAATTAGGAATTACTGATGCACAAGAACTCATTGCATTTTGCGCAAGAGTAAGTAATCCATCAAATCAATTTAATACAGAAACTTCAGAAAAACTTATCAACTACCTAATTAAACATAAACATTGGTCACCACTCGAAATGGTTAATGTTTGTTTAGAAATTAATACCACCCGCGACATTGCACGTCAATTACTACGCCACGCTTCATTTAGATTCCAAGAGTTTAGTCAACGTTATGCAGATCCAACAGACGACTTATCTTTTGAAATACGTGAAGCACGTTTCCAAGATCCTAAGAATCGTCAAAACTCTATCACAGTTAATACTGCTGAAGAAGAAGCAATTAATCAAGAATGGAAACTAAGACAAAACGGTCTTATTGAAGCAGCAAAAATACAGTATGCGTGGGCAATTAGCAAAGGGATTGCTAAAGAACAAGCTCGCGTCGTTCTTCCAGAAGGCAATACTAAGAGTCGTGTATATGTTAACGGGACACTACGTTCCTGGATTCACTACATACAAGTGCGCAGTAACGCGGATACACAGCTGGAACACAAGCAAGTTGCTGTAGCATGTGCGCAAGCAATTAGCGCAGTATTTCCAATGGTAAATGACTTTGTTTACAAGGAAGAACCACTTAAACCTGTTATAATAACTGCAGTTATTAAAGAAGATGTTGAACCTAAAACGCTTAAATGGTATCAACATGTTTTTAACTTTTACAAACACTAATCACAACAAAGCCGGCAATTGCCGGCTTTATCATTTTTACTAATCTACTATTTTAAATTACATATTACGTATGTACTAGGAATCTTTGTATCAACAAATGTTAATTTTATATATCCTGTAACAACACGTGACGGAAAATCAGTATAAACTTGCAGTGCTGTACTAAGCGCCGTTGATCCTTCATCCCCTGTATCGTTATCATACCAATAATAATAATATTCTTTTTTTGCAATGTTTAATGTTGGGGTTATTCCATCATTAAACGTATATACATAATTACCATCTTGGTTAGTAGTACGAGAAATTGAACCTGTGCCTCCATACCAAGCACCAACGTTAGGCACTGACCACGAAAGTTTAGTTACATCAGAATCAGTATTTGATGTTGAATGTGCAAACACCGAAACTGTTGCAGAACTAGATTTAGTAATATCCCAGGTATACGTTGTTGAATTCGTAGATACTGGAGATAACTGATTAGGTGTTCCTGCACCGTCATACGATACTGAAAATATATAACTTACAGTAGCATATGCCGACGAAGCGCATGAAATTTTAATTGTTCCGCCTTTAGTTGCAGTACTAACTGCAGTAATAGTTATAGACAAACCTGATAATTGCGGTATCTTAGGTAATGTCGGAACACCGACAGTTGCTGCTGTAGTAGATGCAGTTACGGTCATAGGTGATGTATTCGGCACTACCGATACTACAACTATATTAGGAAGAACTACAGTAGTAGCTGCTGCGGTCGATACTGTATTATTATTTGCAGTCACGGTTGCAGGATTAACTACAGTAGTAAGATTAGGATTAATTACAGTAGGTGTAGTAACTGCAGTTACAGTTACAGTATTAGGATTAACTACAGTAGTTTGTTGCGCTAATGTTAACTGATTTAATGCATCAATACTTAATACACCTACTCCTGCAACAGGATTTGTTACAGTTAAAACTTGTGATGTGTTAGTGCTATTTAATACCGGTCCTATAAAATCAACCGGAAGAATAGTATTTGATAAATCAATAATACTCGTATACTGACTATTTTCAACAGTTACTAACGATCCGTTATATGCCGATGATGCTATTGGATTTACACATTCGATCATTACTGCGCCGTCGTATTCCCAATCACCAAAATATGATGCACCTAAAACAGCTACGCCGTTTATAGAAGAAGGGAATTTGACCGTATGGGCTGGAAACGTAGGTCCGGCTGTTGTATCAGCATACCATAAATAAAACCAACTAGTAATTGCTTGCCCGGCTGCTAACGCTGTTGCTGCTGATGCGAATCCATAAACTGAAGTTCCGTTAGTATCAGGCGAGGCAATCTCTTTAGTATACGTATACGCAGGAGATAACACGCGACCTACTTCAACAGTTGACCCAGATGGGTAACTTCCAATCATAGACCCACCGACTATGTTTGTGGTCCATACCCCTGTTTTTGTGTTTGTACCTGGTCCGCAATTAAATATTTGATTACCGTTTATATACACAATAGTTGATGTACTTAGAGTAGCACCTACAAGCAATTCACCCGCCATTAATGGATCTGAATATGAACCTCCGCGACCTACTTCAATAGTAATTACATCACCAGGTACTACAGATATGTTACCTGTTAAAATACGAGCACCGGCTGCACCAGAAGTAACAGCGTATTTGTTATTACCACCATTGATCCACCAATACTTGCCAGCAGTGGGACTTCCGCCGCCTACTGCAGTCATACGTATTGATGTTACACCGTTTGGTACTGTCCAACTTCCATTTTTTCTAAATAAAATCGGAGTAGGTAGTGTAGTCGGAGTAGTAGCAGTCATATCGTATGCAGTCATACCGCATTTATCAGTTGTGTATGTAGCAGTAAAGCTACCTTTTCCGCCTGGTTGACCTGCTGCGGTTATA